CTTGTCGCCCACGGAAACATCATCGCCTACAACGGAGAGCAGTTCCGCATTATGACTGTCACCGACCGACCTCCCTCGGCGTGGGTGATCGCCAAGGTGCAGACGCTGGTGCAGTAATGGCGTTTGCCATCTCGGTCCAGAAGGGTGTCCGTATCGATGCCAGCCTGTATGCCACCCATGTGGCTATGTACTCACAGGTCATGCGTAAGACCGTGGCTGAAGTCGTAAAGGACGAGGCGCGCCTACTGGCCCGTGATGCCTGCGACCTGTTCCCCCCGTTTTCTGGTGCTGATCCTCAAATCACGAAGGGCGGCGAGGGTGGATTTGGCTTGAAGGCTAGGAATAAGGGTCAAGCCGCCGTCAACCGGGACATCCGAAACATCTTCGCCCCACTAGCCCAAGCACCCGCTGGCCTTGTGGCCCAGCGTGGCAACCTAGGCATCTTTGACGCTTGGGTGAGGGCGAAGAAGGAAACTCCTCCCCCCCACTCTCCTGCGTGGCTTTTTGGCAATTATGCCAGCGGTTCTATGGGCATGGTATTTGATAGTGGTGCTTTTGATAATTCTGGTGGTTTCACCACTCAAATCCTGTTCGATAAGTTTATTCAAAAACGCCACGGCAATACATCTGGTGACGGCAACATCATGCTCCAAGAGTCCGAGGGACAGATTGGGGCTATCCATCGCATGGTCCGTGGAAAGAGTTACAGGGTCAACAAGAACCGCAAGCCCGACTTCTATGTGCGCGACTGGAAGATGGTCGAGCGTTACATCAAAACGACCCAAGTGCGCGTAGGCAAACTAAAGGCCGGGTGGTGGTATGCTGGAGATAAACTGGGGAAAATGCCCCAAGCAAAATGGATTTCTGGACAGGGTTCTTCCAATGCCATTGTTCAGCCCATGCTTACTGGCCCAAGCCCAAGTGTCCGCATTGGAAACTCCATCGCAAAAAGTCACTCCCAAGGCTGGCACCTATTTCAAAAGGCTTGGAACCATCGTGGCTACGCCATGCGCGTAAAGATGCTTCAGACCTTGAGTGGCAAGAAAAACCACGGAACCCTTCTTCAACTTACACAGAAACTCAAAGGTTTCGATGTAACCAAAATCTAATATGAGCATCCCATTCTACTCCGCCCGTACCATTGTCGAGGAAAAGGTCCAAGCCTACCTCGCCACCGCCCTTACGGGTACCGCTGTCCACAAGGGCATTACGCCGGAAACCAAGGTCATCCCCTTGGTCACCGTCTACGCCAAGGCCAGCCGCGCCGCTGATGCCCTAGGTAGCAACCCTTACGGCAATTATACCGTGACGCTGGAGATCGGGGTCTACTCGTCTGCCGATGACGACACCCTTGACCAGCACCGCACCCGGGTCCAGACCGTCCAGAACTACATGGCCGATAAGACGGCCCTCAAAGCCCTTTGGACGCTAGGTACGGACGGCATCCTTTACGACCTTTGGGTGAACCAAGATGAGGAGGGTATGCACCAGCGCAAGTACGGCAACCTGCTTGAATATACGGTGTTCGTGATGCTCCCCCCGTCTCCTTGACAATCGGCTAGTTCCAAAGACCTCCTATGCCTGCCCCTATTGAATATGGTGTGGCCCTTTTCTACGGGCTTCGTGACGATGTTGACTACATGGTTGTTCAGTCCGATGACTTCTCCCAGTCCCTCGCGCTGGATGTCGAAGTCGCTGACGAAAACGGCGTTGTGATCACGAACCACCTCAATGACCGCCGCATCGAAGTTACTTTGGATGGCGTTCTCAAACTTGGCGGCACCCTTCCCCTTATCGGTACTCAGTTCACCTACGATAGCACCGTTTTCATCCTAAAGTCGATTGACGACAAGGGTGTGAACAAGGACTACCGCAAGGTCACCGTCAAAGGTATCAAGTATCAGGAAATCGCCTAAACGGCGCGCATCCCGAATGGATGCTCGCTACCTAAAGGCTACGACCGTCATCCCGCTGGATGTAAAAGTCTGCGGGAGGCGGTTGCTTCCTTTCTGCCTCCGCCACCGGGTACAGATGGAGTCCATCGACTCCCCGTTCCTCGATTACCAGAATAGGTCGTTCAAGGCGGTCGATGTGATCATGGCTGTACGCATTATGTCCACCTTGGATAAGGTTAGTGTCGGTGCGCCTCTGACCTTGCGTGAGCAGTTTCATTATTTCTCGCTTAACTCCAACCGTAATCGGTTGGCGCGGGCAGTCGGGCGTGTCCTAGGCATCATGCTAGAGTCCTGCTCGTACCCGAAACTCTGGTCCAAGCAGGAGAAGAAGTCCAAGGAGAACATCCCGTGGACTCTGGCCTGTGTCGCCAACAATGTCCGGCATGGTTGCAGTCTTGAAGAAGCGTGGACTATGCCGGAAGGTGAAGCCGTCTGGATGAGCATCTCCCACGGCATCTACAACGGCTCCGACCTTCAAGTTGTATCTACGGACGATGAAGAAATGCTGAACGACTTTGACAACATCATTAACCGCTTCAAAGAGAAAAAGAACTGATGGCCTCAACTGAAATCGTAGTCAAGGTCGGCGCGGACACCACTCAACTTGAGAAGGGTCTTAACGATGTAACCAAGGCGGCGGCAAAGTCTGGGAAGGAAGCCCAAGTTAAGGCCGGAGGTTTCATGTCTCAACTTGGAACCGCATATGGTGCTGTCTCCAGCGTATTTAGTGCGATGAAGGCTGGGGTGGACTTCATTATGAAGTACGCCGAGATTGCGCGAGAACTTCGCAACTTGTCGGTATCGACTGGCATCCCCATTGACGATCTGCGTGACTTCCAACTGCAAGCACAAAAGGCTGGCATCAGCACACAGGCGATGGCCCACAGCGTAGCCGAGTTTAATAAGAAAATGGGCGAGGCGAAAATCCGTGGTTCAGAGGTCAATGCCCTTCTCGCCAAACTTGGAGTTGGTCTGACTGACTTGCAAGACGGTACATTCGATTACAAAACCGCTTTGATGGCTCTTGCCGCCGCGCATGAAGCCGGGACTGATAGTGCTACTTTGATGCACTACGGTGTGCAGTTGTTCGGTTCGTCGTTCGAGCAATTGCTCCCTCTCATCAAGCAGGGTACCGTTGATTTGAAGAAGGGTTCACAGGCACTTGTTGGTCTGAACAAAGACTCCGCCCGTGGCGCGTCTAGATTTGCCGACTCTTGGGATGAGGCCATGCAGACCATCGAAAACAGTTTCATCAATGCTTTTGGTATGATTGCCAATGTCGTTGGTGAAACAATGGACATCATTAACAATGATATACTGGCCCTGTATCACTCCATCTTCTCGTCATCCCCGGAAACTCAAGGCAAAGACTATGCCGATGATGTGTTCAAGCAGATGTCCAAGGGTCTGACCAAGGAACAGCAGAAGGCTTACTTTGACGAGTTTGGTTCTTTGATGGGTGCAGAAGCCCGCAAGTTCTACGATCAGCGTATTAAGGAACTCACCAAGTCTGAAGGCAAGAAACTCACCCCCCAAGGTCTTACCGAAGCCCAAGGTGCATCCACTATTCAGCAGATGGGCGGCGGAGACTTCATCACCGCCATAGCCTTTACCCCGCTTGAGCGCATCGCCGCCGCCACCGAACTGACCGCCAAGAACACCGAGAACATGAAGCCCGGTAACGCCGTTCCAGAGTCTGAAATTAAGTTTAACCCCAACCTAGGTTTCTAATGCCAACCCCTATTATCAAATACGGTAACGACCTTCTTATTGAGAAGGTACAGCCCGGGTGGACTGTGGACTCGGACGGCTTTGGCCTTCTCCAATCTTCCGTCACTTTCAAGATGGCTCGGGCTTATCTTGGTACATTCACCACACAGTTCTATCGTGGCGCGCCTCATCCAAGCCCACTTTATACGCAGTTGAAGTTGTGGCGAGTTGTTATGACCGAGGAGAAGGGGGAGATCATCACCATCAAGGCGGACTACTGCGGGCTTGATGCCAGCGTCAGCGAGCGAGGATACACCGAGCCGCAGGTCCAGATGACGGCGGCGGCGGCTTCGGAGTCCATCCAGTCGCATCCCAATTTCATCCGCATCAACTGCACAAGCATTGTTGGTTCTCTGCCATCCCAGAAGCCTCTTGCCGGGTACCCTCCTGCGGGTGGCGGTTATGTTGATGACCCAGTAAACAACCCATTCCGAGCCGCTTGGACTCCGAAGGTCGCTGGGTCTGGTCTTGTCAACAACTGCCAGTTCATCGCTTTCCTGCCTAACCAGAAAACCGATGACACCACGCCGAACATCAAGGCTGGCATCAAGTCGTACTACAAGCCGCAGAACACCCTGCGAGTCCTCACTTACTACACCGACGCTGACACGGCCCTTGGTTTGTCGTCTTATGTCGGTTGGGTGACCACGGGTGTCGCTTACGCCTTGCCCAACGCCTACAAGCGTCTCGGCAAGCCGCAGGAAGATGGCGGATACCCGGGTGGCATGAACTATGTATCAGAATGGAAAAGCAGGGTTAAGCCAAACTTCTTGGTCACCAACTGCTCGGTTGAACTGTACGGCACGATCTACAAGGTTACGACTGACCTTACCTTGTCTGGACTTGGCGGCTGGGACCCCGATGTGTATCCCGTAATCCCCGGCGGATGAAATCAATCTCTGGCTTCAACTCCTCTGGGTACGGTTCGTTCGGAGAGAATGAACCTATCTCGTCACGCGCGCTTAACCGCATGGCGGCGGGCATCGACAAGAGCAGGACAATGTTCTCGCAGGGCATCGAGTTCCAGTCGTCCATCGGAGGCGTTGGCTTCAGCACCACGCAAGAGGTTAACTTCAATACTTTTACGACTCCGTTCCAAGTATTCCTAACGGAGTCCGAAGGTGCGCCAGCAATCGGTGCAATTGTAGGTACTGTAAATAATGTCATCCCGCTTATCAACGGGACGATTATGACCAACCCAGCATACACGCCGCTTCTGTTGCCGACCTCGGCTGGAGACTATGTGGTGACCATCAAGTGCAAGGCCGACCCTCCCCCTGCTTCGTTCCCGAAGATTGACTCCGAGATCAAGATTGAGTCCTACCCTACCACGGACACGGATACGGAGGGCTACATCTCTCTGGCAACCGTAACGGTGACAGTAACTAGCGGTGTGCCGTCATACGCAATCAACCAACTGGTCAGCGGTAGCCTCTGGGCCGAGCGTCACAAGTACACCCAGCCGGACACGGCTTGGTACTACTTCTACCGGGTATGAACGAGATTAACCCAGTCCTAGTCGCTGGGGCAAGTGGTAGCACTACGGATCGCAGGCGCGGCCCTTTTGCGGTGGCATCTTTTTGGATTAAGAAGAACCCGCCTCCCGATTATCAAGACCCGTCCTACGAGACATCCTCATACAACATTCAGTTGAAGGAAAACATGGCTTCTCTGGACAACCTTCGTGACTCTACCATGAGGATTGGGCTTCTTCAGTTGGAAGTTGAGTCTAACTCCAGAGCAGGAGGATGGTCATCCATCAGCAGTCGGTACACCTACGAAAGCATCCCAGATGGTTATGTGGAAAAAAGTTTCACCCGTGAACCTTTTTTTTACAATCTGACAGAAAGTGACGAGTACCATAAACCGTGGGACGGCATGGGCGTTCACATGATCTGCGAAGCCAACTGGGTGACCATTACGACCGTGACGACCTACATCCCGGGCGATGACCCCATCATCGTTACCACGGAGACTAGCGTCCCCGCTAACCTTTACTTCAGCAGGTCATTCGTTGCATCGGATTGGGTCTATGACCCCCTGTACCCATCACAGACCTATTACAAGCAAGGGCTGGCCTACTACAATACGACCACGGCTTCGTGGGATTTGACTAACCCGGACTTGGTGTCGGACGAGTTCCAGTACTACGAGCGCACCTACACCATCGTTTATAACGACCCTTACGATGGTGGATATGTAGAGACGAACATTGTCTCAAACCTAGTCCCAGTCATTACCAACCCCAGTTATGTTACTTCCCCTTGGGTGTTGGATTACTGCACAAACCCCGGTTTCTGGGTGGTTTGACACGGGGCTAGTTCCAAAGCCCTATGGCAACTCCGACCTTTAGTTTTACCAAGGGTTCTACCCTCACGATTGAGGGGGTCTACACCCAGTCTACCCCCAGCGCGCCCGCCAATCTGGACGGCGTTGACCTGTACTGCACCCTCCGTGACTCCCGGCTTTACGAGTACCCCCTCACGGTCACCAAGTTGAACTCGACCGACTTTACTTTGTTCTACGCCAACACCGAGGGTTGGCATTGGGGTATGGGCTTCATGGACCTGCTGTTCGTCAAGAACGGCGTAGCCATCTATTCCGAGACTATTAATGTCATCATCCTCAACAATGTGACCAAGAACACTTACACCTAATGGCTATCACCCTTAACAT